ACCTGCACTAGCAAGAGTAGCTTCAGCAGCACCTCCCATCTGGAATAGCTCATCCTTGATGAAAGCATCTGTGGCACCAACAGAGTCAGGTCCTCCGAAGGCATGGATAGCGTTAGGAAGAGCATCAATTGCATCTGTGTAGTTGAATGGCTGAGCACCAAGTGTCTTGTAAAGTGTCTCATTACCTTCAAGAGAACTGCAGTAGTCAACGTTGGCATCAGGTTGAACAACCCAGATAAGCTCCTTGCATGGGTGGTTGAAGTTAAGCTTGATCTTGTTGGAGGAAGATCCAACAGATTCATCGCCTGTGAACTGAAGTTGCTCAATCAAGTACTCGTGAGGGTTCTGTGCCATCTTGCGTCTCTCATCGGTATCAAGGAAGATATAATCGATGTAAAGAGAAGCCGCAACAAGAGATTGTTGGTAAGCTTGAGAAACTTGAACAGATCCAGATGCAGCGTAAAGCTCCTTAACTGCCCACAAGCACTCACCAATGGGGCGAAGATCAAGATTGACCTTAACCTCGTGGTATTGAAGAGCGATCAAAGGAAGAGCAAGTCCAGGGTTCTTGCAAAACCAGAACTGAAGAGGAACGTAAAGTGTTGTCTCAGGAAGAGCCTTTCTGGGGGCACAAACCTGGGCAGGTCCTCCGGAAGCGGCACAAGGTCCAGCAATATCAGCGAATGTAGGATCTGTGATGTATGTAAGTTGGGTTGTGTGTCCAATCATCTTCCAGTATCCCTTTTGTTGTTCGCTTGACATGGTAAGCTGGTTCCAGATGTGCATCCAGTCACCATATTGGCGGTCAATTCTCTGTCCTCCAATCTCAACCTCAACTTGTGAGACGAGTTGTTCTCCAATATAGTCCAACCAGCGAGCATAAACAGCACCATCGTGAAGTTCTTGGTTGATCTCGGGAAGTGTAACCTGAAGGTATACACGGTATGCAAGGTCACCATTTCTGGACATAACAGCACTTACGCGTCGTCCAAAGTCGGCTTGTCCCTGGAAAGTTTGTTCAATACTTTCCATGGCGAAGTTTGTGTGTCTGCGGTAAGACACCTTCCAGTATGTGATTTCGGGGGTTCCGGTAAGGAACAAGTCTTGTGCGCCATAGGCAACGATTTGCATGAGAGCTCCAGCCATTTTCTCTTAATATAATATGCCTAAACATTTTAATTTTTGAAAATAGAACAAAAAATAAAAAAATAGCTACATTTGTATGGTAATTTAATTCATTATAAAAAAATGCTGTCTACATCCACTTATTATTTTTTCTCAAAAAAAAAAAAATTATTATATAACACATTATATAAATAACTTTTTTTCTGGGAAGAAGATATTAAAAACATCCACGATATGTATATAAAACATGGAAAAAGAATCTAAGAAATCCCGGGATCAAACAAAAACAATAGATGAAAAACATACAGATATGATGAACATATTTTATGTGATCGAAAATGAGACAATTCCAAAATTACAAGAAGAAAAACAAAATATTCAACTGAAATTAAAAAAGACGAAAATGTATTCAGATGAATATCACGAATTGAAAGAATCCCTTGACGACATAAAAACCGAAATGAAATCATTAAAGAAACAAAAGAAGGAGTATTTGTTACAAAACTCAAAATACATATTTAATTATTACGAAGAGAAACAGAAAATATCGAGCGGAGAAAATGTGATTGATTCAAATACAATTAACAAATTTTTCAAGATAAAAGGAACTACAGATGAAAGCAGTGACTTGAGCAACGACAAATACAAATCATCTAAGCAAATATATCAACAATATTGGAAAAACGTAGATGGGGATATCATTCATTTACAAGAATATGTGATCGATTCTGAGACATGTTTATTATGTAATCAAGGTGAATTAATCCCACTAGAGGAAGAAGGTGTATTGATATGTAACAATGTGAATTGTGGGAAATTCATGATTCATATTGTAGAAAATCAGAAACCTCTGAACAAAGAAATGCCAAATGAGGTATCTTATACTGCATATATTCGATTAAATCATTTCAAAGAGATTTTGTCTCAATTTCAAGCAAAAGAAACTACACGTATACCAGATGATGTTTTGGATGCAGTGAAAAATCGTATTAAAAAAGAACGAAAAGAAATGTCGGAAATGAATTATACGGAAATGCGTAATATATTGAGTATATTGGGCTACAATAAATACTTCGAACATATTCAGTATATCAATTCTATTTTGGGAATCAAGCCGCCCATTATGGACGAAGAACTCATCGAGACATTATGTGTGTTGTTTATTGAGATCCAACAGCCATGGGCGATTTATTGTCCAATCAATCGAACGAATTTTTTCAATTACACGTATATTTTGTGTCAATTATGTGTGTTGTTGGATCAGACTCAATATTTGCCGTTTATACCAATGATGAAAGACCGGATCAAACAATTGGAGCAAGATATGATCTGGAAGAAAGTGTGTGATCATTTAGATTGGGAGTATTTTCCAACGGTTTGATTTCGTTTTAGTTAGGTGTTATATAGGAGACAAAATTAATAATAATTTTACAGAAAAATTATCATCGTTAAAGAAACGGGTTATTTATTTACTTAGGATACATGGCTGCTGGGAATTGAACCAAGTTGGCTCCAATTCCGAATCCAGCACCTCCACGTGCGCTAGATGCCATTGAAGGAACAAAGACATCAAGAACACTGAATGTGGCAGCAGCTGCCAATGCAATGATAACAACCTCTTCTACCTTAAGGGCTTTCTGAGGGATAACAAAGGCGGCGATGGCTACCATGATACCTTCTACGAGATACTTGATTGCTCTCTTTACGAATTCGCTAAAGTCAAACATGTCGTTCATTTTGCAATTATATATTTATACAACAAAAAAAATATTCATTGAAAAACAACTTAAATCTAAAATATAAAAATGGCTAAAGATGTCAACACCCACTAAAACGTCGAAAACATTTGAGCAGAAAATGAACAAGGATGGGAAAATCAACCCTAAATACGTTGATTTGTTAAGCGAAGATCCTCCCATTACAAACCAACTATATGGTTGTTATAGTTTCGTATCTCCGGAAAAGATCATTAAACAAAAGGATATTTTCATGTTTGAAAAATTCGTGAAACAATGGCAATATGCAAAATCTCTAAATATGTTTTCAGATTTCATGCAGTTCATTTCTCATAAATACTCCCTTGACCCTGAAAAGTTAATGGCGGATTTTGTAGATTTTGTTACAGAAGAAGAGAATGTATTAAAACGCGAGGATGTGACGGGTGATTACAATCACTTCATGGATAAGAACGAGGTTCGTCTTACAGAAGAATTTCAGAAGCAACACGATTTCCAGACTTCTGTACGTGGGTTTATCAATCGTGGCAACTTCGCTACATCTGATGAAGCGGAGAAATTCGCTAAACAGATCCGTGACCGTGACCCCAATCACGATATTTTTGTAGGGCGTAATTTTGTATGGACACCACTTGATCCAGATGCATACAAGACCGGTCGTATTGAATTTATGGAGGAAGAGTTGAATCAACTACACCACGAAAAATTGAAAAACGAGATGAAAGCCAAAGAGGAGTTTGAAAAACGTTTGTATGAAAGCAAACGCAAAGCCATTGAACGAAACATTGAAGAAGCAAAGAAATCTGGTAACAAGCTTACACAAACGATGGATGCGGATGGTAACCTCATTGGTGTCAAAGAAACGGTTGATTTCGAAAGCCGGGAAGTTGCTGTAGAAGGCGGGGATTCTATTCGTACAAGACAACCTTTCCAAAGTCAAATCGAATCACCTCGAGTAGAAGAATTGGAATCAATCAAAGAAGACGAAAACGCATAAATACGTAATTATTATATAAGATAATCATTACGTTTAAAACAAAATTAAGAATAATATACTGGCAATGAATCTAAATCAAAATCATATGTTTTCGGGTTCCCTTTTGGAACCTTTTTGTAACTTTGTATCATGGGTAGTTTGACTTCGTTTTGAGGTGTGTTATGATGAACCAATCTTGCAATCATTTTATACAATTTGAAATTCGGGTATCGTTCGTCTCCATTCTTTTTGTACAATATATTCTTACCAGAATCTTCTGTACACCATCTCAGTATAGTTTTTTGTAGCCGATTCATATGCTCTGTATCAGTCGCATCGTCTTCTTCGTCAAAAACGAAATCAAAAATCGAACAACCTAATCTACACAAATCGAAACTCAAGTTTGGTTCTAATATTTCTTTTTTCTCGTTTACGTAAGGCGGAAAATTATATTGAGTATGTGCATCGCCACCGGGCGCGAAACTATCACTACAAAACAGTTTGTCTTGGAATTTGAAAATAGCACGTCCGAAATCGATCATTTTAAAAATGCGACCATGTGTAGGGACATAGTATTTTTGATTTTCATATTGGTACACTACATATTTCATATTTGTTTTTACATATGTTACATTGTTTGTATGCAGATCGTTGTGTGTAAATGAAAAGCATTTCTGATATACCAGCAATGAAAATACTACCTGTGTCAATGCACTTTCAATTTCGTCATCGCCAATTTCGTCGTTTTCAAGTAATTCGTCCAATGTACCATCGCACTTTTCCATGCATATCATTTGTACAGGGAATTTCCGAATATACACAAAAATATCCATATCGTCTTCGTCATCTTCGTCGTCGTCTTCTTCTCCACTCTTCTCGCTTTTGTCATCGTCATCATCATCATCATCATCATCATCATCATCATCATCATTATCTTCGTCATCATCTTCATCATCATCTTCTCCACTCTTCTCACTTTCGTCTTCACTATTACTTATTTCGCTATTGTTTGAACTATCATCTGAATCGCTTTCAGAATCGTCTTCCTTTTTCATTTGAAAAACGACTTCCATGTCTATGTCGTTTTCCTTCACAGAATCTTCTACAATACATTCATCTGCAATATTCAGATCCAGATCATCTTCTATAGATATTTTCGGACGGTTTCCATGTGTATTTTTTACATTGTTTTTCCCTAGCTCCATTTCTGTATCATTTTCTACACGGTACATAACATCTTTTTTGTTTTTGAAAAATTCAGACTCTTGTAAATAAGAAAAATCATCTGTTGCATCAAATCTAAATTCGTCTTGTATTGCCAAATAGGAACCATAGAAATCGATCGCGTTTGGGAAATGATGAAAGTTCAGTAATTTAGAACAGAGAAAATTGAAAAAGCAATCTACATACGCGGAATTATTCGCATCGGCTATTTTGTGGAAACATTCTCCTTGTAAATTTGGTAATTTGGTTAGATTTCCTCGATCATTTTCATATTTTCCGATCAAGAAATGAATCGGATCTAATAATGGTGCAAATTTAATATATGTTTTACTCTTCAGTTTCTTGTTATTACAAACCACAGTATCTAAATCTAAAAATTCTCTATACGTTTTGAGACATATCTGGTTGTAATTTGCATCAGACATGGTAAAAAACTTTGCATAAATAGGATTATATCCTTGAATGTCTGACAATTGATACGGATTATATTTAGATTCTTTATCTGGTTTTAAATGAGACCATTCAATCCGTCGCAGTTTTTGATAATTGATTTGAAACATTATGAAATCCAAAAATATATGAATTTGCTTAAATAAACGAATGAAATGTTTCTAAATCGTTTTTATCAATCTTCAAGGGTTTAAACCGATATATTTATTTCTAAACGTTTACAATATAGCACTTATGACATTAGAATTAAAAAAATTTGACATGCGGACCATCACATTTAAGCCGAATGAAAACAAAGGTCCAGTAATTGTATTGATCGGTCGGCGTGATACCGGTAAAACATATTTAGTGAGAGATTTATTGTATCATCATCAAGACATTCCTATCGGTACTGTAATATCCGGTACAGAAGCAGGGAATGGGTTTTACTCAGCACATGTTCCGAAACTGTTTATACACGAAGAATACAGCTCCGCCCTAATCGAAAATATCCTACGTAGACAAAAAACTGTTCTAAAACAAATTAAGCGTGAAATGGAATCCTACAAACGATGTACTATCGATCCACGTACATTTGTGATTTTAGATGATTGTCTCTATGACAATAGCTGGTCACGAGATAAACTAATGCGATTGTTATTTATGAACGGGCGTCACTGGAAGGTCATGTTGATTATCACCATGCAATATCCTTTAGGAATTCCACCAACTCTTCGTACAAACATTGACTATGTGTTTATACTGAGAGAACCTTATGCTACAAATCGAAAACGTATTTGGGAAAACTATGCAAGTATGTTTCCGACACTAGAGTCTTTTTGTTCTGTGATGGACCAAACAACAGAAAATTACGAATGTTTGGTGATCAATAACAATGCGAAATCCAATAAACTACAAGATCAGATATTTTGGTACAAAGCAGAAAACCGTCCTGATTTCAAACTGGGTTCGAAAGAATTTTGGGAAATTTCGAAAGGAATGGGATCAGACGACGAAGACGAAGCATATGATCCAAGCAATGCACGTAAAAAGAAACCGGGGTCTCAAATAAATGTCAAGAAAACCAAATGGTAATATCACAACTCAAAATCATGTGTATATATGTATACATATGATTCAGTCACACATCTTTATCTCTATCTTTATCTCTATCTCTCTTGTGTTTACAAACAAATCAAGAATGATTTCAATAAACCTTTCGGAATAGATTCCTTAAACTCGATCAATCCTGCACATGAGACAATTACGATATCTAATACTTCAGTAACTTCTTTCAATAATGCTTCTTTTGTCTCAGCATCTTCATCCAAACGATAAGTCACTAACAAGTGTAGAATTAGTTTCAAGATAGAACCACATTCATCTGCTGTAATCTTTCGCAAGAAAAGCTGCTTGAAAAACTTGTACAATTCTTTGATGATTTCGATCAGTTCAGGAATATCTTTGGCATTGATCTTTTTGTCTTCCATTATCTTCTTGAAAAGTGTCTCGATCTTACCAAGATTTTCTTTGTCGTGCTGTAAAAGTCTTTGGATCATCAACACAAGCTTAGGACTTAACTCGATCTCTTTTTTCTCTAAACCTAAATATTCGGTAACAATGTCTTCTAAAAGCATTTCTTTCTTTGGGACTTTCGGAACTTCTTGTGGGTTTCCTGAGACATCTACAGAAACCTCCGAAAGATCAACTCCAGATAGATCGATTTTTGGTTGTTCTTCACTCATCTTATATACCATATAGATAAAAAAAATATTTCTCACAGAATATATATATGACAAAACAATACATATATTCTTATATATTGTCCTTCTTTACGGTGACAACGGTGCTAGTATATGGATTCCAGCTACCAACTCTCGTTACAGGAAACAAAAGTTTAGTGAGAGAATATTACTATACCAATTACTTGTCTAGTACTGTTTTGGATTTAGTCCTTATCTTTTTATATTTAGGTGTCGCGCATTACGTTTCTAAACAGTGGAACATTCAAGGGTTTTGGCGAAATTTAGTGATGGTTGCATTAACGACCTTGTGTATTTCTGGTGTATTCTATCTTTTTTTCATTTCAAGACCACGAACGTCGCAGTTTTTCAGCAGATGGTTTCATGAAGTGAAACATGAAGCTGTGATATACGATATTTTGTTGGTGAGCAGTGTGTATATTGTCTCTCAATTTATCGAAAAACAATTGAACTGAGGAACAACAAATGGACTCAGTTGTCCGATATCTAAAATCAATGTTAATCCAGTCAATCGTTGTTTATCAAATGTCTCAATCATACATTACATAAACATTCTATCACTTGAAAAAGAACTAAAATTCAGGGGATCCGGTGAAAATCTGCGTTGTTTCCGCGTTCAAAGTTTTTGTGTTCATAATAACTGAAAACATTTCATCCAGGTAATTTCCGTTCATTAAAAACACATATCCACCGACAATAGCAGATCCGAAAACCATCACTACATCCCGGACGATGTCTTTCAAAGGTTTCATTTCTTGTTCAATGAACTTCATTTCTGCAAATTTCATGGCACCAAACAAAATAGTGACAACTACTGCAAACAAAATGACTTTTTCCA